ACAGTTGCTCAATCATATGAGTGGCATCAGATGTATGAATATATAACAAAATTCGGTGAAGATCGTATTATTGCTGGGGATTATAAAGCATTTGATAAGCGTATGTCTCCACATTTCATTTCAGCAGCTTTTGATATTTTGATCAGATTATGCAAGAAGAGTGGAAATTATGATGAAGATGATATCATGGTTCTTGAAGGAATAAAGAAAGATACAGCTTTTCCATTGGTTGATTTTAATGGTGATTTAGTCCAATTTTATGGATCTAATCCATCAGGACATCCTCTCACAGTGATTATCAATAGTTTGGTAAATTCTTTATATATGAGGTATGCTTATCATCTATTAAATCCAAATAGTGAAGTTAAAACTTTTAGGGATAATGTAAGTTTGATGACTTATGGGGATGATAATATCATGAGTGTTGCGAAACACAATTCATGGTATAATCATACTACAGTATCTGCTGCTTTTGCTACTATGGGAATTACCTATACAATGGCGGATAAAGATGCAGAGTCGATTCCTCTTATTCATATTCGTGATGCTTCTTTTCTTAAGAGAACCTGGAATTTTGATCATGATGGTGGTGCATATTTTGCACCTCTAGATCATTCATCAATTGAGAAAATGTTGATGGTTTGGGTGAGATCTAAAACCATATCAACTGAAGAACAAATGCTGGCTGTCATTACATCAGCTGTACGAGAGTACTTCTTCTATGGACGAATAATCTATGAAGAAAAAATCGATCTTCTTAAAAATTTGGTAAAACAAGTTATGATTGAAGATTGGGTCTTAGAGACCACATTTCCTACATTTGACCAATTGGTTAAAGAATTTTGGGAAAATTCACGCCGTGTTTGCGGCAAAGATATAGTTGATCAATTGACTATAGAAAATAAGGTGTTTAATCTACCATCTCAAACCAACTAAGATTAATGAAATATAATTACTGTGTGTATCAAACTAAATGTACTTTCATAATGATACATAAGTGTGGATATTTCATTTAACTCTGCCTGAGCGTTCCTCAAAATCCCTATTTAGGGAAAGGTTTGGCTGAACCTAAAAAGAAATGTACAATTTCACTGCAATGTATGAGTCTGCAGCAGTGATCTTATAATCGACTTTCTGATCAATTTAATAATTTTTACATGTTCGAGGAGTGTACCGCGGAAGGATACACTTTCTTAATGAACGAAGCTTCCAAATCTTTGAAGAAAGTAAAACTTGAACGACAACCAACATTGTATAGAGTTCAATCTGATGAACAAGATATGCAAAAGAAGGCAATGGGTGATGCATCTGATTCTACAACTCAGGGAGTTGTGGAGTTTCGAGATGAGAAAGCTGGTGTTTCTTTAGATCTTGCAGCTCCGGTCAATTATTTGGCTGGTGATACATCACAAAATGTGGAATTGGGTGACTTTTTGAGTCGTCCAGTTGAAATTTACAATATTGATTGGGCTGAGGGTTTTGAACTTGATTCTGCTACGATAAATGTAAAACCATGGTTTAAATTTTTTGACAATGCCGCTATCAAGAAAAAGCTTGACAATTATTATATGGTGAAATGTAACTTAAAAGTTAAATTCATCATTAATGCGTCACCTTTTTACTACAGTGCAGTTCTTGTTTCATATGAACCATTAACAAGTTTCAATCCAGCCCCTATGGTGCGAAACGGTAAATTGCATTTAATACCAGAATCGCAAAGACCACATGTCTATCTGTATCCTCAGACCAATCAAGGTGCTGAGATGACTCTACCTTTCTTATATCATAAAGAATGGTTAGATGTAACATCATCAACTGATTTGCAGGAGATGGGTGAATTAAGTTTCACTTCAATCACTGAACTATTGAATGCAAATTCGGTAGCTGGAACTAGCTGTACTATTCAGGTGTATGCATGGGCTGAAGATGTTGAACTAGCTGGTCCCACTGTTGCTTTGTCAGTTCAATCTACCGAAATTCCAATTGTCCATAGTAAGCGTTATCATATTACACACGCATGCAAAGATATTTATTTTTGCGCAAAATGTGCTTCTACTATGATTTATGTTTTACAATCTTCTGAAAAGAAGGTAAAGGATAAGGGGAAAGTTGATGAATATCATCATGAAGGTACTATTTCAAAGCCAGCGAGTGCAGTGGCACGAGCAACAGGCTTACTTTCCACACTACCTACTATTGGTCCGTTTATGACAGCTACTTCTGTGGCTGCTGGTGCAGTTTCAAATATTGCTAGTCTTTTTGGATATACAGATGTTCCTGTTATCGATGATGTTCATGAGTTCAAAAATCAACCTTTTCCACAATTTGCATCTACTGATATTGGTATTGCGATTGAGAAGGCTACCTTGGATTCAAAGAATGAATTGGCTATCGACCCGAAAGTTGTTGGTGTCAACATCCCTGATGAATTGAATTTGTCATCTTTTGTGCAGAGAGAATCTTACATTGCAAAAGTCAATTGGGATGCTGCTGACGTGGTGGATACTTTGTTGTATAATTTTGTTGTTACTCCAAGTATTAGATCTAATCTTCATTCATCATGGCAGAAGATCCAATACAACACTCCGATGAGTTATGCAGCTAATGCTTTTCGTTATTGGAGAGGGGACATTAAATTTCGATTCAAATTTATTTGTTCAAAGTACCATCGTGGTCGTGTGAGGATTTCATGGGATCCACATGGTGATATTGCCGCGACTGCTGATTCAACAACACAAGTTTACACTAAAATTGTTGATATCTCAGAAGTGACTGATGTTTGTTTCAATGTCCCATATACTCAGCCTACATCATATTTGAATGTACAAACTGATTATCAGACAGACGAACATCAAGCTGCAGCTCTTCCTGCAGCTCAACCACATGGAAATGGTATTCTAACTATCAGGGTACTAACTGAACAAACTTCGCCGGTGGCATCAGCTGATGTTATTATCGCTATGTTTGTTTCTGGTGGGGAAAATCTGGAATTTGCTTGTCCAGATAGTATAACAAATACTCTTTCCCCTTATGTGGTTCAATCTTCAGAAATAGCATATGATGCTGAATCTGAGGAATCGGTACAAATGGGGTTGGCACCCTCTAGTGCTTATCCTGGCCTAAATTTAGTTTATATGGGTGAAACCATTAAATCTTTGAGAACTTTGATGAGACGTACGTCTTATTTGGGTTTCAAAAAATTTAACTATAATTATTCTGGCTTGGATAGTTATGTGGTTCTTCGTTCTATTCACAGACGTGTTCCACTCATTCCCGGTTATGATCCTGATGGTCCACAAAGTGCTACTGGTTTAATATCAACGATTGCTGAACCATACAATTTCGTAAATTGGTCTTACATGTCTTATTTTTCTCTACCTTTTGTAGGAAAAAGAGGTTCAGTGCATTGGCATTGCAATGTGAGATCTAATTACGACGTCAATGACCTATCGATCACCC